AATCGTGACGACGTAGCCGTCACCGGTAATGGCACCTGCAGCCTGACAGTAGACATAGGCCTTACCGCCCTGTCCCCAGACCATGGTGCCGAGCTCAAAAAGCGGGACCGTCGACGTTTCAGCAAAGTCGATGCCCGCAGCATTTTGTCCAAACATTTTGGTTCTCCTGTTGGAGTTGAAAGCAAAAGGCCCGGGCCTTGCAGCCCGGGCCGGGTCACCGCTTAGCTGCCGGTGTCGGAGTCGTACAACTTGCCGTTAAACAGCGGGTTGCACATGGTCAGGTTGCCCATGAATCCGATGTGCTGGCCGACCGCGTCCTGGTTGAACGGGATCAGCTTGCCGCCGAACTTTTCAAAGTTACGGTCCGGGTGATACCTGAACTTCAGCGACGAGGTCTCGTTAAAGTAGCTGGTGTTTGCCGGCATCGCCGACCCAATGCCGCCCTCGAGCACGATCGGTACCGACTTGCCGGCGCCGTAGAACTTGAGGTTGGCAAAGCCCAGCTTGCCCATTTCGTTTTCGTCCTGGATACGCTGGATCGCCTCCACCGCAGCTGCATAAGCGCCAAAGTGCTCGGCAGAGGCCAGAATGATATTCGGAGCCTTGCTGCCGCGCTGGTTGGCGATCATGATCGTGCGATACATGGGCTGGATCGTCGTGCTCGATACCTGGGTACCGATGCCCGTGAAGTCACTATCCGCGTCATAGCTGAACGGCTGCCAGATCGCATTCGTCGCCCGGCTGATACCGCCATACGTGCCCGAGGTCGGGTCGGTTGGCAGCATCGACTGGAATCCGCCGATCTGGTTGCTTTGCGTACCGTCAGAATGAACGTCCTCGACGAACCGGTCGATCAGTTCGGTTTCGCCCGCATTGATCTTCTCCTCCATCACGTCGAGGATCTGGTTGGACCCCGAGTTGAGCAGGATATCCTGGCCTGACAGGACCACGGAAACGGCGGCGAGCTTGGGATCAAACTCGGCGTCGTTGAACAGCTCACGCCGCACCGGATTGAGGTACTGCAGGTGCTGGTAGCGGGTATAGGTTTCCGATTGGGCGTATTGCAGAGTCTCGCGGATTTTTGGCCCGCTGAACTCTTTCCACTGGCCGTTTTTCTTCATCGTCATGAGCACGACGTGATTGTTCGAGATCAGGTCCTGGTAGCCAGGAGACCGCTGCTCGAGCGCCAGCGACAGCGTCTCTTGCAGACGCTCGTTTGTGTTGAGAGGCATGGGCCTCGCTCCTTGTGGGATCAGACTCCGCCGGTGCGCCGAAACGCTTCCCGCACGGCTTCATGGGTTGAGACTGCAGGCGTGGTCTTTCTCGGGTTTGAGCCGTTGACCGGTCCGCCTGTGACTGATTTTTGCGCGACTGCGGTTTGAGCGCTGAAGTCGGGCTGGGCTGGCGCCGCAGGTGCTGCCTGCGCCGCCGGGGTCTGAGGCATTCCAGGCGCGGGTCTGAGCCGCTCTGCCATGGCATATGCTTCAGGAAGGGCTTTGGTGATGTCGGACTTGTCGACGCCATTGGTCGACAGGATCCACTTGATCGTCGGCGCGAGTTCCTCGAACCGCGGGTGCTTGTCGGCAAACTCAGAAACCGACTTCATGACGTTGTCGGTCTGCTGCGTCTTGAAGGTCGCGTTCTCGCGCTGCAGGCGATTGACCTCCTGCTGCAGCGCGCTGATCGTCTTGGTCGCGCGCTCTGCAAATTCAGACATCGGCTCGTCAAGGATCTCGCTCGCCATGTCCTCGAGCGACACGCCATGGCGCTGCGCAAGCGTCTCGAATACCTGGCGGGGATTCTGCGCCATCATGCGGGCCATGCCGGCATAGTCCTCGAGCACGCCTTTGACGCTCATGCCGTATTGCTGGCCCAGCGCCTCGAACGGCTCGATCTCGGCATACTTGTGCGAACGGGCCTGATGGGTCTCGAGACCCTTCTCGGTCTCGCTGACAAAGCGCTGGACCTCGCTGCGCACCGTCTCAGGCGTCTTGTCCCATTCTGCCTGCGCTTCCCTGCTGAACCGAGGCGGCGGCGCATTCTCTGCCGGTTTTTGGCCGCTCTGCGCGTTCTCTGCCTCACCAGGCGCGGTTCCGGACTGCTCTGGCGCCTTGGCATCGGACGACTTAAACCGTCCGCTCTCGTCGCGCTCGGCGCCTTTTACGTCGGCGTCGGCAGGCTTGGCGTCGGCTTTTGGTTTTTCGGCCGGCTTTGTCTCCGGTTTCGCTGCCGCCTTGGCGTCAGGCTTCGGGGCAGGTTTCGCATCAGGCTTGGCGTCTGGGTATTCACTTTCACCTCTCAGGACTCGGGCTGCGGATTCGGTTTCGCTGATCCGTCGCTCCTGCGAGGCGACCTCGTTGGCGGCCGACTCGACAGCCTCGCGCAGGCTCGGGACCTTTTTGGCCTTGGCGTCAGCTGCCGGCGCAGCCTTGGCGTCGCCTGGTGCTGCCTGCGGCGCGCTCTGGGCCTCGGGTGCAGTTGTCTCGATCGTCATGCTTTACCTCGTTGTGATTCCGTCGCCGGTGCGCGTCGTCAGGTTGATCTGCGACACAGCCTTGTTGACCGCGAACTTGATCGCCGCACGGTCGGGCTTGATCTTCTTGCGGGGCTTGGGGTCGAGCACCGAGCTGTCATTGCCGACCTCGATCACGCCCGCGTCGCGATAGGACTGGCGCAGCTTGCGCTTGGACGTGAACACCTCACCATTGTGCTGACCCTCGAGAGGCGCCATCTCGTCCCGGATGATCATCGGCGCCGCCAGCTCTGACCGGTTGTCGGGCATGAATTCGCGGTGATTATCCGGCCAGTCAGCGATCGAATGCAGTTCGCCGCAGAAACGGCACAGGCGGTACGTCTTACGCATGCGGCTGTCCCCCTCCGTTTGATCCGCCCGGCTTGGGCGGCGGCATCTTCGCCCGCTTCTCGGCCTCCTCGACCGCCATTTCCTTCAAACGCACGTCGAGCTGCTTGATCACGATATCCATGCCCTTGAGCCGCTCGGTCATTTCAAGCATCTGCTGCTGGTGCTGGCCCTTCATGACCTCGATCTCGCCCTTGAGCTGGATCTCGCGCTGCCTGGCCTCGGCCTGGGCGGTTTTCGCCTGCATATCCATCATGCGAACCTGACCGTCATGCTGCTGCTTCTGCTGGTCGCCCTGCTGCTTGAGCTGGGCCAGATGCTGCGTGCTCGAGGCCTTGAGCTCAGCAAGCTGCTTGGCGCTTTCGGCCTTGATCGTCTCCGGATCCGGGCCCTGGTCCTGCGGCTGGGCCGCGCGCTCCTTGATCTTCTCGACCAGGTCGTCGATCGCGCCTTCCATGCCGCGACCTGCCCTGAATGGCGCCGTGCCAAACTGAAGTATCTCGCCGACAAACTCTGCGGCTTCCGGTGCGGCCTGCAGCAACGGCAAGGCGTTCTGCAGCAGCGTGCCAACGACCTGCGTGAACTCGGTCCGGCGCTGCTTCTCGGCATCCTCGTCGGGCTGGATCGTCGAGTCCGTCTCAATATCGAGAATGAACGGCCGCAGGCGCTCGTCCTTGAGCAGCGCGATGACCTGGTCGATCGTCACAGTAGCCTGCAATTCCTGCAGCTGGGCCGCAGCCTGCTGCTGCTGTTCCGGCGGCATCTGCTGGACCTGCTGCATGGCCTGCTCGACCTGCGCCGCAATGTCCTGGGCCGTTGGCAACTCGGCCTGCGTCATCATCACGATCGACTGCGGGTCAAATACTTCGGCGATGATCTCACCCTGCAGCGCCGTGCCGTCGCGGCACAGGCGAACCATTTCCGCCTGGCGCTCGCGCACCCGGACCGAACCGTACTGGCTTTTCAGCTGCTGCGCCGTCGCTGTCTCGCTGGCCGCCGTCGAGCCGCGCATGATGTCCGAAATCCCCGTGATCTCGTAAACGTCCTCGATCAGCTGCCGCCGCAGCATCACCAGCTCCTTGATCGTGCTGGCGATCATATCCAGCGGCAGCCAGACGATTGCGTCTTTCAGGGATCCACTGCCAAACGCCGCCATGCTCGTGACCGGCGTCAGCACCGCCGTGTCGCTCGTCGTCTTCAGTGAGGTTGCAAGGGCCTTGGAAACATCCTCGACGCCGCTGGCATAGAAACCGCGCAGGCGCAGGGCATCCGACAGCGCCGCGATCCGGCTAGTGAGACTGTTAATCTCCTCGATCTGGTCCTTGTAGTAGAGGTAATCAGGAACCGGCTTCAGGCTGTCGGGCTCGCGGGTGCCATAGGCTGGCTCGGGGCATGGGAAAAACCCGTCGAAGCTGATGTGCGGCTCGGCAATGTCGAGCACCTGGTCAAAGTTGGGGCTGACCCAGCAAACGACGCCGAGCGCCTTGTGCCAGATCTCCCAGATCTCCGCCTTTTTGTCGAACGTGTATTCCTCAGGCGTGTCGGTCTTCTTGTCCGATAGCGCCAGCTTCAAAAACTTTTTGCCGAACCGCTTCACGCCCTTGTCGACGCCAATAAATGAACGCCGCGCGACCCAGCCCACTTCTGGCCAGGATCGCGCTGGCTCGTGCACGAAATCCTTGCGGTTCAGGTGCTCGAGGCAGGCATACTCGTACTTGCCGCCGCGCAAGTCATAACGGGCCCAGAGCACGCCGCGGCCCGATCGGGCAAGATCGTCACGGGCCTTCAGGTACTGGCGGTGCGCATTGTCCAGCTCGGCGTTGGCGACCAGCGCGCGCTCAAGCACCTCGGACGTTTCACGCGGCAGAGGCTTGCGGTCCTTGAACCGCGGCACCACAACGGGCTGCGGCGGGCGAGAATAGATCGACGGCAGAAGGGTCTCGAGATTGGCCCAGAACATCTGAAACTGAGACTTGCGGCCCGCCGTCTTGAGTTTCTCGAGGCTCGCATATTCCTTATCGATCTGGTCGCACGTATCCTGCCAGGGCTGGAACACGCGCTCGGCGTCGGCGATCATGTCGAGCCAGGGCTTGGCGTCGTCTTTGTCCTTGAACTTGTAAGAGGTGAAATCCTCTTTCGTCATTGCATCGGGAGACGATTCAACCATGCGCGGGCCTCCCTAGTGCACCTCCGGAAC